AGGGGAAGAAGGAAAAGCAGGCGGTCAATCAGGCTGCCAAAGCTTTGGAGAAGAAAGTCGAGAAAAAGGTCGAGAAAAAGGTCGAACAAGCGAAGACGAGTGGCGGCGCAAAAGGAGGTGGGAAGAAACATCCTACTTCTGCTACTGCTGCGGGGCTCCCAGCTCCGAAGAAGAGTGTGGCCGTCGTTGCTCCACTTGCCGTGGCCGAGTCATCTCGATCTTACTTCAAAGTCCGGAATATCAACAATGGCAAGTACGCTGGGGGAATCCACGTGACTGGGAGAGACTATTGGGCGAGCGTTACACTCCAAACCACCGACTCGAAAGGGGCGGCGATTTACAACAGTCCGGTCAATCCGACCGCACTGCTCGGGAGCCGGATTTCGGATCTCGCGGGGTTATACGAGAAATTTCGCTTCAACAAGTTCGATATCATATGTCAACCCAGCACGAACGCGACGGTTAACGGGGCCTACGGGCTTACGTACGACGCGGACCCTAGTGCTGCAACGCCCTCGACCGGAGATGAGGGAGTGCGTGCTTTCTTCTCACACATGGGCACAGTGACGAGTAGCGTCTGGCAAGGTGCCACGATGAAGTGCAAGGTGGAAGAGCCGATGACAGACCTCTTCATTGAGGCGGCTGGAGGTGACGAAAGACTAACCGATCAGGGACAAATCTACCTCTGGGTGCTGAATCCAGTGTCATCGAACTCGGCCCTGAATTTGGAGGTGGAGTATGATTTGGTTCTATGGATACCGCACAGAAGCGATCAGCTGACGGCGGCAGCCTATCAAGGGTCAGCGACATCATCTAACTCCCCCAATCCAACTGCACAGAAGTTGTGGAATCGTGTAAACTCCAGCATAACAAACAGCTACGCCGTGAATGGTACCAATCGTGGCCTGGGAGACACTCAGGTTCATGCGTTTGTCACCGATCTGGTGGCACAGACTACTGGGATTAAGATGCCTGGCGGTATTTGGACCCTCGCGCAGCTGATCCGGGGCAATTTCAGTGTGGCTCCGGCAGCTGGGGGAAACATGAACATTGACTTCCCGACGATTGTGTGCAACGACATTCGAGAAGTGGACATGGCGGAAGTGGTAGAATTGGAAAACACTCAGTGGACGTCCGATGGGACTTCAACCATCTATCAGAGTGATCGAACTGATCTTTTGGTAATACCACCTTCAGGAGCGACGATCTATGGGCAGATGCAATCGGCTGGAAGTATCAGCTCCCAGTCTCAGAGCTCAGGAAAGATGGGTGTGTTCATCAACCCGTCGTCCCTTGGTCTCGCTTCGGACAATTCTCTGCTGCTACCTGCTGAGTGCACTTACTCGGCTTGGAAGAAACTTGGCAAGCATGGCGAGATAGCGCGTCGCAAGATGCGTAAACATTTCGCCCAGTTCGCGGAGGCAACGAAGCGACTGAACAAACCCGTGGCCAAAGCCCTGGTGCCAGCCCAGGCGCTGGAGGTGGCGGCTGCGGTGTGTGTGAAGTGCCGCCGATATCCGTGCTCATGTGGCAATCCTTCTAACCCAACACAGTCCTAAGGTGACTTGCGGAACTGTAGCCGATCAGGCGCAGATGTACGCTTGTTATCCTGAGTTCTCAGTACCTTGCGAGGGAAGTGGAGGAC